ATGGACAACGACAAAATTGATCAACACAGCGACGAAATTGAAGTTGAGAGCGAAGAAAAAGAGCGCGGCAAAAAAATAGAAATAGATGAAGACCGACTCCCCTCCCGGGCGATGGCAATTCATGAGCATATCCGCCAGGATGGTGAAAAAGAGCTGGAACGCGACGCAATGGCGCTACTGTGGTCAGCCATTGCGGCGGGTCTGTCGATGGGCGCTTCGTTACTGGCAAAAGGGATATTTCAAGTCGAACTGGAAGGTGTGCCGGGCAGCTTCTTGCTGGAGAATCTCGGTTATACCTTTGGTTTTATTATCGTCATTATGGCCCGCCAGCAATTATTTACCGAAAATACCGTGACTGCGGTACTACCCGTCATGCAAAAACCGACAATGAGCAACGTCGGCTTACTTATACGGTTATGGGGCGTCGTGCTGCTGGGTAATATTCTCGGGACAGGTATTGCGGCGTGGGCATTTGAATATATGCCTATCTTCAATGAAGAAACTCGCGATGCATTTGTCAAAATCGGCATGGATGTGATGAAGAACACCCCCAGCGAGATGTTTGCCAACGCGATCATTTCCGGCTGGCTGATCGCCACTATGGTTTGGATGTTTCCTGCAGCGGGTGCGGCAAAGATTGTGGTGATTATATTGATGACCTGGCTTATTGCCCTGGGTGACACCACCCATATCGTGGTCGGTTCTGTTGAAATCCTCTATCTGGTGTTTAACGGTACGCTGCACTGGAGCGATTTCATCTGGCCCTTCGCACTACCTACTTTAGCGGGGAACATCTGCGGCGGCACCTTTATCTTCGCGTTAATGAGTCATGCACAGATTCGTAACGACATGAGCAATAAGCGTAAAGCAGAAGCACGCCAAAAAGCAGAACGTGCGGAAAACATTAAGAAAAATTATAAAAACCCGGCATAAATGGCGAGGGTTTAAGCAATCGAGCGGCAGCGTACTTACCCCGCACTCCATTAGCGGGTATACTCATGCCGCATTGTCCTCTTAGTTAAATGGATATAACGAGCCCCTCCTAAGGGCTAATTGCAGGTTCGATTCCTGCAGGGGACACCATTTATCAGTTCGCCCCCATCCGTACCAGTCCGCAAAATCCCCTGAATATCAAGCCTTCCGTAGATTCACAGTTCGTCATGGTTCGCGTCAGATCGTTGACAGCCGCACTCCATGACGGGTAAAAAGTGGATAAAATAATTTTACCCACCGGATTTTTACCCATGCTCACCGTTAAGCAGATTGAAGCAGCAAAGCCGAAAGAAAAACCATACCGCCTACTCGATGGTAATGGCCTGTACCTTTATGTCCCTGTGTCAGGGAAAAAGGTATGGCAGCTTCGCTACAAGATTGACGGTAAGGAGAAAATCCTGACCGTAGGAAAATATCCGCTAATGACTTTGCAGGAGGCAAGGGATAAGGCATGGACTGCGAGGAAAGACATCTCGGTTGGCATCGATCCGGTAAAGGCGAAAAAGGCTTCGTCTAACAACAATTCCTTTAGTGCGATTTACAAGGAATGGTACGAGCACAAGAAGCAAGTATGGTCAGTAGGGTATGCGACTGAACTTGCAAAAATGTTTGATGACGACATTTTACCTATCATCGGCGGCCTTGAAATTCAGGATATTGAGCCGATGCAACTGCTGGAAGTAATCCGCAGATTTGAAGATCGCGGTGCAATGGAGAGAGCAAATAAAGCCCGCAGAAGATGCGGCGAGGTTTTCCGTTACGCTATTGTTACTGGTAGGGCTAAATATAACCCGGCACCTGACCTTGCTGACGCCATGAAGGGATACCGCAAGAAAAACTTCCCGTTTCTTCCTGCAGACCAGATCCCGGCATTTAACAAAGCACTGGCAACATTTTCAGGAAGCATCGTATCGCTCATTGCGACCAAAGTTTTACGCTACACAGCCCTCAGAACAAAAGAGCTTCGTTCCATGCTATGGAAGAACGTCGATTTTGAAAACAGGATTATCACCATCGACGCCAATGTGATGAAGGGACGCAAAATTCATGTGGTTCCTATGTCAGACCAGGTAGTTGAACTTCTCACTATGCTAAGCTCAATCACCAAACCAGTATCAGAGTTTGTTTTTGCCGGGCGCAACGATAAGAAGAAGCCAATTTGCGAGAACGCTGTACTGCTTGTGATCAAACAAATCGGCTATGAAGGTCTGGAAAGCGGTCACGGATTCAGGCATGAATTCAGCACGATTATGAACGAGCACGAATGGCCTGCCGACGCCATTGAAGTGCAACTTGCACATGCCAACGGCGGATCTGTGCGCGGGATTTACAACCATGCACAGTATCTCGATAAGCGCAGAGAAATGATGCAGTGGTGGGCGGACTGGCTTGATGAAAAGGTAGAGTGAGCGACCTTAAACTATCGAATAGCACAAAGCCTAGCAATCCAGTACAAAGCTTTGTGTGTCTCAGTTTTGTCTAAGTGTTCTACTAAAACATAGTAAAATCGGTAACGGCTGGAAATCATTCAATACTCGCACTATCGGAAGTTCACCAGCCAGCCGCGGTACGTTCTTACATACGATGTACCGCTGTTCTCTTTACGATTTATAGCTGTACTGGTGAATTATGAGCAATCTGAATCCATGCATGACGTGTGGTGCCTGTTGTGCATTTTCCGCGTCTCTTTTTACTGGGCAGAAGCTGACGATGCTGGCGGAAAGGTTTCGGTCAGTCTCACTGAGCAAATATCTCCTTTTCATCGCTGTATGCGCGGCACCAATCAGAAAAATCCCCGATGTGGCGCTCTTGCCGGCCCCCCCCGGAGAAAACGCATATTGCTCTGTTTACAAAAACCGTCCACATGCAGGGAATTCGCAATGTCCGGCGAAAATAGCATCGTAAATGAAGCATGTAATCGCGCACGGGAAAAATATGGATTTCCAAAAATCTGAATATTCTCCGCCGTGCAAAAATGCGAACAACATCACTTCACTAATCAACCTGACATGGCATACTTAGCACGCTAACTATGATAACAAACTAATACCCTAAAACTCATGGTTCCGGGACTGGTCGTGGTCCCGTTTTTTTATTCAGCCAGCAGGCCATCCAACAACGTAACTGCGGATCGCCTTCAGCTCTGTCAGCGCCTCAACCTCTGCTTTCATCTGCAACTGCCGTGTATTAATCTCCACCCCCTTCGCAAACATCGCCTGCTCTGTCGCATCCGACAGGGCTATGATGTCTGCCGCCGTCACCGGCACCACATTATTATCCCCGTCGGTCCAAGCAAAACCTTCCGGAAGACGGTTATTCTCTGCCATCAGGCGTGTCATGCTTATCCTGGACAACGTCTTCTTGCCGTAATCCCAGTTCCTTCCGTTGAATTCCATCATGTATTCCATATTCTCCTGCACATCACGCCAGATATTAATCTCTTCCCTTTTCGCCGCTTTTGCCGCTTCCAGTACTGCTTCCGTGGCGACAAAGGCACTCACACTTCCGTACGTTCCTGCTGTCAGCCCAGACCACAATGCTTTTCCGTGTTCTGTATTATCCGTTTCCGTTGCAGTATACGGCAGCCATACCTGTTCCCCTTTTTCATTCACCGCGTCTTCAAACTGCACCTCACAGTTTATCCCGCCATATTCGTTGCTGGCTGCATTTCGTACTGCAAGAATCTCTTTTCCCTTATCCACCATGACCTCCTCTATGATATGCGCTGAAATAATCCTGCCTGTCTGATACCCGGAGATGATGTCCATAGCATCGGACCACATGCACGCCACGTGCCCGGTAAACGGGTCTCCCCCACATTACCGGAAGCAACCAGGGGAGTACCATCCGAAAGGCAACATGCAGACAGTGATGAGCCGGCAATGGCTGAGCCCGGTGCCATATCCCCCGAATAACTCGTCGCATAATATGCCGCAAGGACAAAAGAACCGACACCAAACAGTCCGCTGTCAGGACTTCCTGACGGTCCCTGAGGTCCTGCCGGACCTGCGGCTCCCGTATCTCCTTTTGGCCCCTGAGGCCCTGCCTGACCTGCGGCTCCCGTATCCCCTTTTGGCCCCTGTGGTCCTGCCGGGCCTGCAGCTCCCGTATCTCCCTTTGGCCCCTGAGGTCCTGCCGGACCTGCGGCTCCCGTATCTCCTTTTGGCCCCTGAGGTCCTGCCGGGCCTGCAGCTCCCGTATCTCCCTTTGGCCCCTGAGGTCCTGCCGGACCTGCGGCTCCCGTATCTCCTTTTGGCCCCTGAGGTCCTGCCGGGCCTGCAGCTCCCGTATCTCCCTTTGGCCCCTGAGGTCCTGCCGGACCTGCGGCTCCCGTATCTCCTTTTGGCCCCTGAGGCCCTGCCTGACCTGCGGCTCCCGTATCCCCTTTTGGCCCCTGAGGCCCTGCCGGGCCTGCGGCTCCCGTATCCCCTTTTGGCCCCTGAAGCCCTGCCGGGCCTGTATCCCCCTTGTCGCCCTTCGGTCCCTGTGGTCCGCCCGGATCGCCCTGCTCACCTTTCGGACCTGTATCCCCCTTATCGCCCTTGTCACCTTTATCCCCTTTCGGCCCCGGTGGCCCTGCCGGGCCTGTATCGCCCTTGTCCCCCTTCTGTCCCTGTGGACCAGTTGCTCCGGTGTCGCCTTTCAGTCCCTGTGGCCCCACGGCAGTTTCGGCTTTCTCAGCAGCTTCTCGCGCCCTGCGCACAGCCTCATCCGCCGCCGCTTCCAGCTTCTTCAGTGCATCAGGATAATACGCTGCATCCGTTTCACGGAGCAGAAAGGCATTCAGGGTGCCCGGTTCGTCGTCGGCCATGACATCAATCTCGCCGGCGCATGCCGGCTGACGACCTTCCACGCACAAGGTCACACGATAACGCCCCGGCTCAACCTGCATGCTGTAACTGCCCGTTTCGCCTGGCTGGTGCTCTGCCACCGTGGTGACTATCACCGTCTCACTCGTTCGCGTGGCTTTCAGCTCTATGGTGCAGTCCGGTACCGGTTTTCCTGTACCATCCTTCAGCACACCTGAAATCTGTACTGACATATTCCCCCCACAAAAAAGCCCACCAGAACCGGCGGGCTGTCATAACTCTGTGTTACCTGGCTATGGTAGTTCACCGTCATCTGCTGACCACCAAACTGCTCCGCATCCACCTGCATCCCCACAATGGCCGTGTTCGGGTAGCACTGTTTCACATCGATGATTTCGGTGTATGACGACCACAGCGTTCTGTTCTGCAGCTGGTCCGTGGTGCTGTCCGCCGTCTCCCTGACCATCCGGATGTTAAAGGGGCGGGGAGGCAGATTATCCAGAATCACCGAGGCCAGGAACTGTGAGGTGGTCTTGCCGTTAATGGTGACATCCTTTTCTGTCACCCAGTTACCGTTACGCTGTAACTGAATCAGCAGACGGACAGAGGACGGATTACGGTCACCCTTTGACGTGGTCTCCACCAGTGACTGCACCCCGAAGGTCACCCGCAGGCGGTCAATGTTCGCTGACGTAATGGTGCGTGTTACCGGTTTTGCCCTGGTCACTTCGACACCCAGTACAGTTTCAGAGCCGGAGGACTCAAAGCCTTCCGGTGGTGTCTGCTCCTGCTCCCCGGCACGCCAGACCGCGGTCACACCGTGTATCACGGGATTACCGTCCGTGTCCGTCAGCGGGGTTTTGTTCACCAGAATACTCTGCAGGCTTTTCACCGGGCCTTCTATCGGTCCCTCACCAATCGCATCAATCACGCTCATCATCTGCGTGGATTTGAGATTGTCTTTCGCCTCACGAGGCGTGTGTGCCTTACCGCCACCTTTTCCCATACAGCCTTCCCCTGAATAAATTAACCGCCACTTGCCATTCCGTACAGAAGTCGGATATCCTTCGCCCGAAAAGCATGAAACACATTTCTGCCATGCTAAAGAGAAACCCCGGTATCAGCAGATACCGGGGTTTTCTTTCATGCCCACCGATAATCCTGTTGGTTAAAACCGGTAATGGCATAAAAATTCTGAATATCTTCACATTTTCACAAACTGACCGTGGCGCGTATAATTTCTCTGCGTTAATTTTTTTGTCGTGATATAAGAATAATTCCTTACACTTAATCTTCGTAACTCTCCCGCAGTTCCTGTCCGCGATCACTGCGGGATTTTTTTATTCTTTTTACCCCTGCCGCCCGATAACCACGACCTTTCCGCCCCCGCCTTCATCACGGGTGCTGATGTCCTGGGATATACGGCGGGAGCCAACCAGCATTTCCCCGTAAGGCACCGGCATCGGGTTCCCCTGGGCAATCATGTTATCCAGCGAGGAAAAGTACGTGTTCTGTCTGCCGTTATCCGTTGCGCGGTAATCCGGTGTTTTTGCCTTCGGGGCCAGCATCTGGGCCACACCGCCCAGTATCATGCTGGCACCCAGTGAAAACAGCATCGTGGTGGCAGAAAAACCACCGGCACTCAGGGCTGTACCCCATAACGCCATCGAGCCTCCGGCCGTGAAGAAAGAGCCCACGATGGCTGCCGCCCCCAACACAATCTGCAGTCCACCCTTTCCGGCCCCGGCCAGTCGCGGCACAATGTGGATGACCGTTCCCTCACCCAGCTGTTCGTGAAGGCGGGCGTACACCACCTCCGGTGCCGTGTCTTCACCGGCAATACGTATCTGGTACCAGCCTTCGTTCATCTGAAGGCGAAAGCCCGGCATCTGCATCGACAGGGCGCGAATGGCTTCCGCTGCCGTGTTCACATACAGGCTGAGGCGGCGGCCAAATCGTTGTAAATCCCCGTGGTTGCCCACGGTTGAGCCAGAGATAACAGCTTCCACCATCATCCGGCGAAACCCGGTCTATCCAGAAGTTTTCCTCACCGATGGTCAGCGTGTCTCCACGCCGCAGTTGCCGCACATCATCAGTCCGGACAAACAGGGACGGGCTGGAGCCTTCAACGCGCACGCCCTGTCCGGCATAGCTGATATTTTCAGGGTCATCAAAAACACCACGTATTACTGCGCCGGACTGCTCACCGGATGTCATGGTGGCTGACGTTCCCATGTACCCGCGTATCGTTTCATCGGCGCGGGCAATGGCAGCATCGAACAGGTTATCGAAATCAGCCACAGCGCCTCCCGTTATTGCATTCTGGCCAGGCCGCGCTCTGTCATTTCAGCTGCCACACCGGCAGAGACACGGAACGCCGTTCCCGGCAGCACAAATGCCACAGTGTCATCCCGCGTGGCGTGAAGTGCATCAGTATGCAGCGTCACCAGTGCCACGACCGTGACCAGAGCAGCCGTATCAATCACGGTATCCGGCTGCGCTGATACCACCTCATTTTCATGTCCGGTCAGCGCATTTTCCGGGCTGACAGATGTGTCCTGACCGGCAGCGTCATCCGTGTCATCAAGCTCCTCTTCCAGCTCTGCCACACGGAGCACCAGTTCTTCTTTCGTCCCCGTCAGGCTGACATCACGGTTCAGTTGCTCACCCAGCACCTGAAGACGGGCAATCAGTTCATCTTTCGTCATGGACTCCTCCACAGAGAGAAAATGGCCCCGAAGGGCCATGATTACGCCAGTTGTACGGACACGAACGCATCAGGATCAGCCAGCAGCATCAGCGGTGCTGACTGAATCATGGTGAACTCACGCGCCGGATCGCCGGTGGTCACCCAGTTTTTCGGGTAGCGGGCAGAGGCGTTAATACCTTCGCGCTGTGCGTCCGCATCCTGAATGCAGCCATAACGGAAGCCCTTCACCGTAGGCCATGCCGTTGGACTGTCCGGCAAGCACAACCACGTAGAACCAGTCCGGCTCAGATGAAGGGCCGACCTGTGGATCTCCTTCAATAGCCACCGCCTGCATCAGTGTGTACGGCGTAATGGCAACCGGTCCGCCATATGGCTGCCAGCCCTCTTTCAGTTTGTGTGTCAGCTTTTCCGCAAGGTCTGACGGCGACGCCGCCCTGACAACATCATAGTGTTTAAATGCCATGAATCCTCCCGGCCGGGATAATATTGTGAGTAAAATGAGGAGCGGGCTGAAGTCCGGAAGTTACAGGACAATGGCAGAAGAGAGACAACAGCCCGCAATACGAAAAAGGCCGCACTATTGCGCAGAGTGATTACTGTCGGATATTATTCGCCAGCTGAAATATTACTTCACGTTTTGTTGTTTATTCCTTGCCGCCCGCGTCTCCCTGCGCGGGCTTTTTTGTCCATAAGAAAGCCCCTCCGGAGAGGGGCTGGAGAGTGGCGCTATGTGCCATTGCATGGTGCCGGGTGCCTCCCGGTGAATTCAGTACCAGCACCTGAATCCGCGATTATCCCATATACCTACTCGCTGATTGCCCCTCCGCACAGGGGGATTCACCATGCCAGTTTCTTTTAACAAACTCCCCGCAAAACAGACAACTGTCAACCGTCTGAATTGTGAGACATTTAAAAAAAAGGCCCGCAAAAGCGAGCCAGGGAAAATAAGTGTGGCGCGTTGTACTGGATTCGAACCAGTGACCGATTGCTTAGAAGGCAATTGCTCTGTCCGGCTGAGCTAACAACGCAGGATACAGATAATGAACCGCCTTCGGGGACCCGAACTCCGCGCAACCAGCTTCGAAGGCTGGCGCTCTTTCCTGATGAGCTAATGGCGGTATGTGATGGTGGCCCTTGCTGGATTTGAACCAGCGACCTGGCGATTATGAGTCGCTCGCTCTCACCACTGAGCTAAAGGGCCGGGAGCAGAATAATAATGGTGCGTAATTAATTCTGCAATCTCATCCGTTTCAAACGATTAAATCCTGAACTTCCCTGACTGTCTGCTCAAAACGTCCGGTCTCCAGTTCAACGCCAATCGCACGACGCCCGAGCGCCAGTGCCGCTTTTACCGTTGAACCTGAGCCCATAAAAAAATCTGCAACCAGGTCACCCGGACGACTGCTCGCGCTGATTATCTGCTGCAGCATTTCTGCCGGTTTTTCGCACGGATGTTTCCCGGGATAGAACTGCAC